GGGCGCGGTACATGGATGACATTGTGATTCTGTCATCCAACCCCTACGAATTGCGCGACTGGTTCGAGGACATCGAGGAAGCCAGCAAACAGCGTCTAGGGCTTGGCATCAGCAAGTGGCAAGTTTCTCCTGTAACGCGAGGAATAAACTTTCTTGGCTTCCGCATTTGGCCGCGTCACAAGCTGCTGCGCAAACGCTCAGTTGTCGGCGCAAAACGCAAAATTAAACGATACCTGAACAGCAACGATCACGAATCACTTGACCGATTCATCGCTTCTTGGCGTGGCCACGCAGCCCACGCCGACACCTGCAACCTGTTTAACCACCTGGAGAATCGCTATGGTATCCACTGTCATCAACACCCGTGAAGATCTTGACGCCATCACCGGCACGCCCGAGCACGATGCGTTTATGGCCACACTACGCGGCACGCTTTGGCGTCTTGAAAAGGACGATGCCGCTGGTGTCTGGCATGCCGTCAAGGACAACACGACCATCGACCTGTTCGGCTTTACCCGCGCTGACTTCCACGGTGCCGTAGCGCCTGAACTCCCGGCCTATGTTCAGCCGCCTTCTGATGTGCCGCAAGCTGTGTCAATGCGACAGGCTCGCTTGGCGCTACTGGGCGCCAACCTGTTGTCTCAGGTCAATGCCGCCATTGCCAGCATACCTGGGGCAGAAGGTGAAGCGGCCCGCATCGAATGGGAGTACGCGCAGGAAGTGCGCCGTGATTCCGCGCTGACGCAGTCGCTGGTTCCTGCGCTTGGCATAAACGACGCTGGTCTTGATGCCTTTTTCACCGCTGCCGCTGCGCTGTGATGGACTACGCCCTGTTTGTCATCGGCTTTCTGTGGACTTTCTGGGCCATGTACGTGCTGGTGATGGGCATCTACCGCGCCCACCTAGCCAAGCGCATGACACCTGTGACGCTGGCCCTGTCGCTACCTTTTGTGACGCTGGGCTACGTCATGGACGTGCTGGCCAACATTACCGTCGCATCGGCGGTGTTTGTTGAGCCTCCACGGGAAATACTGGTGACAGACAGACTCAAGCGGCACATCAATCAAGGCACAGGATGGAGAAAGGCGCTGGCCAGCTACGTGTGCGATCACATGCTTGACATGTTCGACCCCAGCGGAAACCACTGCTGACATGCGATACCACGTCATTCCGATCAACGATCTGCGCGAACATGTGCCGTCGCCTGATTGCTGGTGCAGGCCGCCGCCAGACGATGAGCACGACGTTTTCACGCACCACGCCATGGATCGACGCGAGGACTATGAAACCGGGCAGCAACGCCTGAACTAGCCGTCGAATCGCTTGGCACGTCCGCATAATTGAGCAATTATCAATGGGGGCATCATGGCCGGATTCAAACTCAACCGATTTTCCGGGCTGCGACCGCGCATCCCTGAGTCGCTGTTGGGCGACAGTGATGCCACCGTCGCTCAGAACTGCGACTTTGCCTATGGCGAGCTGCGCAACACCAAAGGCGGGTGGGCCTACCTCTCGCTGACCAACACACCGGCTGGCCTCTACACCGACGACGGCCTGACGTTCTTCTCATGGACGGCAGACGTGAATGCCGTTCGCTCCCCGCTGGCCAATGACACGTTGAACCGGATGTACTACACCGGTGACAATGGGTTCAAGGTAGCCAATCGCCTGGGTACGCGCATCAACGGCGGGGCGCCGTCATCGTCCTATCTGGTGGGCGTGCCACGCCCGACCGTGGCGCCCGTGCTGTCTGCCCTGCCGCCTACGCCGGTCAATGCCTCGAACGCGAACATCACGTTCCGTTTCCACTGGGAGTACGGCGGGATCAAGTATCAGGAGCAGGCCATCGCCCCCACGGCGCAGGGTGACGACACGTACCGCTTCACGCCGCCCGCCATTGCGGCCAGCACCCCGGCCACGGCCTTCCCGGTGCTGCGCATGACCGCCACGTGGAAAAGCGACAACTCGCAGATCTTCGACCTCTATACCGGCAACTCGTCATTCAACGGCGCGGCCAGCGGCTTGTACAGCCTGGACATGACCAAGGACGCGGGCGACACGACGACCACCTACACAGTGACGCTGACTATGTCGGTCAAGGAGTCCGACAAGGAAACGCGGGCCTACGTCTATACCTACGTGAACACCTACGGCGAGGAAGGGCCGCCCAGCCCCCCCGGCCTCGTGACGACTTCGCCGGTCATCGGCGTGTCGGTCAATGCCGTGAAGGACGCCATCACCGGTTACGCGCCGATCAAGGAAATCCGCATCTACCGCACCCCCACGGGTTCGACCATTGCCGACTACTTCTATGTCGGCACGCTGGGCGTGCTCTCTGGCTCCGGCTCCTTCATCTTCACGGACAACGTGAAGGGCGAGATGCTCAACGAGGCGCTGTCATCGACCGAGTATTACCCGCCCAACCAGGCGCTGACCGGGTTGATGCAGTTGCCAAACGGCATCCTGGCCGCGTGGATGGGTAACGAACTGCACTTCTCCGAAGCCTACAAGCCGTGGGCGTGGCCACCGAAGTACGTCAAGACGCTGCCGACCAACATCGTCGGCGGCATCGTGCATGGCTCCGGCGCCGTGGTGACGACACGCTCCCATCCGCATCTGGTGTCTGGCGTCTCGCCGGATTCCATGACCGTGAGCAAGATCAACGTCGATCAGGCTGGCTCAAGCAAGTGGGCCATCGCCGTGGTCGACGGCGTGGTGATGTACGCCAGCAACGACGGGCTGGTGGCGCTGACTGGCGCATCGGCCAGTCTGATGCAGGGGCAGAAGTTCTTTACCCGCGAAGTCTGGCGGCAACGCTACGGCACCGGCCTGTCCTCGATGCGCTTTGCCGTGTGGGACGGACGGCTGGTGGTGTTCTCGTCATCGGGCGCCTTCACGCCGTTCATGATCCGCTTCGACGAGGCAGACGGCACCATGACCGATCTGCCGACCTTCGCCGCGCAGTGCGCTTTCGTCAGTCCGCTGTCAGACCAGTTCTACTACGCCAGCGGCAACACGCTGCACCAGTTCAACGGCGGTACGGACATTGCGGCCACGTGGCAATCTGCCGAGCGCGTGCTACCGCGCCCGCTGAACTTCGGCGTGGCGCAAGCACTGGTGGAGGGCAACTGGTCGCTGGAGCTGTGGGCCTACGTGAAGAACCCGACCACGGGCGCCTTCGAGTACCAGTTGAAGCACACCGAGGCGCTGGCCGGAGGCCTCAAGAACTTCCGCCTGCCGGGTGGCTACGAGTCCGATCGCTACCGCCTCAAACTGGCCGGCACCGGGCGCTTCCGTGAATTGTGCGTGGCGCAGTCATTCCGCGAGTTGTCATCCCTATGAGCACAGGCGTCAATGCCGGCATTCCGGGCATCCCGCTGGGTGCCCTCGATGCCATTACCGACGAGAACACACGGCAGGTATTGCAAGCCGTGGTCGATGGCCTCAATGTGCGCAACGGCTTCTCTGGCAGCAAGGATAATCGGTTCATCACCGCCAGCGAACTTGACCGGCTGACCACGTCAGGTTCGCTCAATCTGCCAGCGGCCAACTACCAAGCCGGTACTGCGCTTGATCCGGGAGAGATTTCGCGGGCGCTGTCCGACCTGCATACGCAGGTGTTCGAGTCCAAGCTGTTCCACGACCTTGAGGCGCGAGTCGATCTGATCGACAAACCGGGCGGTATTTTCGACCGTCTAGAAGCTGCCGAGCTGGTACTGATTCAGGAAACCAATCAGCGCATTCAAGGAGACACCGCCCTGTCGGCGCGTCTGGATGTCATGGGCACGCGGGTAGGAACCGCCGAGGCGGCCATCTCCACCGAGACAACTCAGCGCGTTAATGCCGACAACGCCATCCAGCAGACCATCACCACGCAGTATTCGTCGGTGAACAACAATCTGGCATTGCTGCAATCGCAGCAGACCACCACAGCCAACAACGCGGCGGCCATGACCACGACCATGACGCAGATTCTGGCGCGAGTGGGCACCAATGCGGCGGCAATCGCGCAGGAGCAGCAGGTACGGGCAGCCGCAGACGGCACGCTGTACGCGCAATGGACGCTGCGCGTGGATGTGGCGGGCCGGGTGTCGGGCTTCGGGCTGGCATCGAGTCCGACCGTCTCGGACTTCATCGTGCGGGCCGACCGCTTTTCCATTGTCAGCCCGACCGGCAACTACGCCGCCCTCATCATGACCAACAACACGATCAACGTGTTTGACGAGAACGGGACTTTGCGGGTGAAGATCGGCAGGCTGCTATGACGGCATTTGGCATTCAGCTATTCACTCCCAGTGGCCACACATTCTTTTCCACGCAATCGACCACGTGGAGCTATGTCGGGTCATTCATCGCGCCAGCGAACGCTGCCGTGTCGCATGTGTTCGACGCGCTTTCGCTGATTGGAGAAGTGATTATTCAGCGGGCATTCATTGACTCTCCACCGGGTAATCAGGAGGCCATCATTCATACCTGCACTCGCAACGGAAACACAATCACAGCCAGCGGCGGCAATGTTCGCACAATGGTTGTCGTGATGGCTCGATGATGCACGGGATCACGGTCAAGAACACCGTAGGGCACTTGCTGATTTCCAGTGAATTCGAGTGCATGCACTGCGCTGGCGCCGCGCAGTTTGTGAGCACGATTGCCAGCGGCCTGACATCGTTGCCGAATTACGGCGGCTACAGTTTGCTGAATGGCAGGCACATTCATCGTTATGCCATCACCGGCAATCCGGCAGACCCGCCGATGTTCTTCATCAAGCCGACGGCCATGGATGAAAGTCACGGCATCCTGAACCAGTGGAGTTCTAGCAATCAATGGTATGTCGATGTGCTGCAAACCGGAGCAACATCACAGCCGCCCATTGTCCTTGCATTCATGCTGCCATCAGCCATGCCAGCCAGCGGGCAGGGTTACGGAATTGCCACATTCCTGCCCAACGGTAGGCTGGCATTCGATAGCCGACTGCGGCCTCTGGCTATCTACCACGCGCAATCTGTCGTACCGCCTGCCGTGCCGTGTAATGGCGGAACGCCACAGAGCAACGACGGCTACAGTTGGAACAACAGCACGCTGGACTTTGATTTCAACTGCAACAACAAGAGCAATCGGTATGACATGCCGGCCACCGTGACGCAGGACAACCTGATGTTCTCCGCGCCGTGCACTGCGCAGGCCGTGTATAGCCGCAAGAAGTATGGTTTCAAGCGGTCGTGCTCAACCTACGGCGGGTGTCAGGATCACTGGTCAACGGCTTGCTGGTGGGCGATGTACCACCAGGCATATCGCGTCAATACCGGCAGCGTCATTGCCGGGTGGGGGATGTACGCAGCCGGGTACTGGTTCACGTCGAACTGGGAGGATGGCAGCGGCTTTCTTGGCACCGGCCTGTTTGGTGGCGGCGGAGGTTCAACTTCAACCGGTGCCCAACCATACGCCGACAAAACCATCAATTTGTCAGAGAACACCATCATTGTTGCTGATGCGAGGTATTACCTGTGAGAGCCATGCCTACCGAAGCTGTCTATGTGAATGGCGGTGAGATTTACAAAGCACCACGGCCAGTCGAGTTTGCGCGTAAGTATGCGAGAGATCAAGATGGAGAGATTGAATTCCCATTTCGCAAAGCCGATGGGAAGGGGTACTTCTTCACGTCTGAATTCAAGGCGTACTTTTCTGGTGATGAAGGAATGCCACTCACCGGCCTTGATCTGTGCCCGGATGTCTCGCTGTGGATCTGCTTTGCAGCAACTGAGAAAACCGAGCGCAGCAACTTCGATCTGTATTTCGCCATGGATTCAGCCGACCAGATCAGAATGGTTGCGGCCTACTACGGACTACCTGTTCCGGCGACCGATGCCCTGATGGCAGAGGTTGAAGCAGCGCCAGACTGCTATTCATTCTGGAACGCAGGCGGCAGGCCCATCGTCCCGGCAGGCGTCAAATTCATCGACGGCAAACCAGCTATCTTCAAGCTCTACACCTACCCCAAGCCTTTCGGTAGCTGGGATGTGTGGATGTATGGGGCTTCGTACCACAACGGCGGAAAATGCTGGGAGGCTGGCGCCGTCTATTCCAAGCCAACCGGCGGCGCGGAAATACCCGGTGCCCAGATGCGAGCGCGGGATTTCGATGTCAAGGCGGAAGTCATTTACAGCGACCGAGCAGACGGCGCGGCGATGAGCTACGAGTTCATCCGCACGCTTGAGCCTGTGATGCAGTGGCGCGGCAACGAGATCGACGAAAGCGGAAACACCGTGCGCATCAAGCATTACGAGTCCAGCGACTTCGTTCGGCGCATGGTGGCCAATATGGCAGGCGGGCCGGCCTACGCCGAATTCGACCTGTGCCCAGCCGTGAAGTTCTGGCTTGGGCGGGCATGGTATGACGACGACGAGCAGGAATTGCTGTTCGCGGTGGTTGATGGCAGCAACCAGCTTGACCGTGTGGCCGCCTACTACGGCCTGCCCGTGCCCTACAGCGCAGAGCAAAAGGCGGCACTGGATACCAAGCCAGAACTGTACCGGGCGCGGCATTACGACCTTTATGCCCATGGCGAAGGAAGGTATGCCCCGGTGATCGTGGCCAGCGTGACGTTCCTGCACGGCAAGCCCATCCGGCTGCTGTTTTATACCTTCATGCGGCAATGGGAGTTCGAGGAACAGATCGAACTACCCGCGCCGTCGAATTGACCGGGCCGGGGGAGAATTTCAGCATGCAGATCCATGTCCAGACGCCCGCAGCCTCTTTGATCGTCGATCCGTTCCATACGGAACGGTTCGGCAGCTTCATGGCCGCCGTGAAAGCAACGCTGCTGCACCCAAAGGTGATGGAGCGCATCGAGGAAATCGAGCGCGTGATGCTGGAGCATGACCAGATGGATTGTCCGGTGATTCACCGCTTCGGGCCGGGGGTGTACATCCGTGAAATCACCATGCCAGCAGGGGCTTTTGTCGTTGGTGCGCACCACAAGGAAGAACACCTGAACATCATGCTGAAAGGCCGGGTAACGGTTTTGAACGATAACGGCACTACGACAGAATTGGTCGCGCCCATGGTGTTCGTCGGCAAACCGGGGAAGAAGGTGGGCTATGTCCATGAGGAAGTCGTCTGGCAGAACATCTATGCCACCGATGAAACCGACGTAGAAGCATTGGAATCGCGGTACGTCATCAAGGGCAACGCCTGGGAGGCGGACAAC